CTGCGCCTGAGCGTTGTAGTAGTCCTGACGAGCGCGGTATTTCTCGGTAGGCATCTTGCAAAGCATGAGGCCACCAATCTCCACGTTCCCGGTCTTCTCGTTGCCCAAAAGCATCAGTTCGGGATGGTCTTCTGCCTTCACCGGCTCCCAGCCTTCGCGCATCTTGCGAGACACGTTGGTAGGGTCGGCCTGTCCCAGAATGTGAGTGGCTACCCAGTGGTAGACCCATCCCGGCTCAGGTGTCGGATCAGGCAGGTTGCTCGGCGGCACATAGACTGCACGAGCGGATTTTTCGCGTGACTTCAAATCACGGGGGGTACGATCTTGGGTTTCAACCATTTTGGTTCTCCAGTTTCAAAACTTCACGGGCATACACTTGGGGGTCGAGATTGAACTTCTTTGCCAGAGCAATCTGGGTCTGAGTCAACTCGATTTTCTTCTTGCCGGTCGAACGACTAGCAGGAGCCACAACTGATGCTGGTTTTTTAGCCGGAGTCCCTTGAGACCGTGGCTTTTCGTCCACTTCACCGAAAACTTCGGGGAACTTGGACTTCACGCGAGCGTCAATCTGCTCGAAATATTCGTCAGAGCGGGGATCAACCCCGGTTGCCACTAATTTTTGATGCAGTCCTAGGGCAAAACTGGTAACTTCTTCAAACCCTGATGAACCGAACCACTGGTTTTTAGCCTGCCAGCGCAGTGTTTTTTCGTCCGGCCGCACCTGTTGGGCTTGCGGTTGTTGAATTTGTACCTCTTCTTCGCGCGTTTGTAAAGGGGGTGGAGTGAAATTTTTTGCATTTTTCACTTCCCACTTGGCTTCCGCCAACGCTTCTTGAGCGGCGATGATGGCATCGGTGTCGTAGGCTTCCTGAGCAACCTTCAGTTCACGACGGGCTTTTTCAAGTCTGGCTTCCGCCGCCTCTTCAGCCATTGTCTTGTACTGTTCGGTGCCGGTTTGAACGTACTGTTTAAGCCTTTTGTTTTCTTCGGCTATGGCCATGGCCAGACGTTCCAACTCTGCTTTCTCACGGGCCAGCGCCTCTTTGGCGCGGCGCTCGTCATGACGAGCATGGGTGAGTTCCTTCAGACGCTTCTTGACACCCTCGGTGTAGGTGTCCAGTTCTTCGTCGGTCGGATCGTTGACCTCACGGTCTAAAGGCTTGCGGCCCCGGTCACGCTCAGGTGTGTCATCAACAATATCGATCTCAACATCGTCGCTGTCGGCAGAGACACTGATCTCAATGTCCTGCTCTTTGTCACTCTGCCCCTCTATTTCATCGGGGAACTTAAATTCTCCAGTTGCCATGGTTGCTCCTTATGCGCGTGTGATACCACGCGGGTCTTGAACGACTGCATCCACCTGATCGTCATTGATCAGACGGAACTCCTTGCCAAAAATCTTGAATCGCGTACCAGAGTAGGTGCGCACCAAGACAAAGTCACCCTCCTTGCACCAAGCGCCGTTGGGAAACTTTGCTTGATCCTTGTAGGCATCGGGGCCAACTTTCAGAACGAACAACACGGTGGTCGCGTGTTCTTCCTGTTTCATAAAGGACGTCGGTTTTACCAAGTCCAGTTCGGTGCCATCGAGTTTCTCGGAAACATCGGGGACAACGCAGAGCAGTTTCCAACCAGTCGGGTCAGGCAGACTCGTCGCCTTTTCTTCGGGCGTTGCGGTTTGCTCGGGTTCCTCTTTGGGTTGGATCGTGGGTGGCAGGCTAATGCCCGGAGGCAGAATGATCTCACTCATCTGATTTCTCTACTTTCTCGGCAAGGTCAAGGACATGACGCTCTGCGATGGCTAGACCTTGAATGACACCACAGAGTTTTTGGTATTCGTCAAAAGAGCGACATTGACCACTAGCGATGTCATCGCAGTAGTTGTTCATGTCGGTGCGTATCTTCTCGCGCAGTACGCGTGCGAAATCTTGAATCATTGTTCAGGGTTCTCCTTCTTCGGTTTGTTGCGCATTTGCGCAACGGTTTTGAGCGCGTCAAGGTCTCGTGCCTTGTCCGCTTTGCGCTGATCCGCAATGATGGTTGCGGCCGTGCGTTGTTTCTCGGCTTCCAGTTTAGCCAGATCAGTGGCGGCATCTTGCTTCAACTTCTGCTGGGCCAACTGGATGTCGGCTTGCGCCTTCATTGCCTTGGTCTGCACCTCTTGCTGACGGATGGCCAACTCTTGTTGTTGCATCTGGAGCACCGGGTCCTGAGCGTTTTGCTGGGCCTGTTGCTGTGCGGCTTGCTGTTGGTCTTTGATCAGCACTTGCTGGGCGGCTTGCGCCATCATGGCCGACAACTGGAGTTCGATCTCGGGCGGCAACTTTTCGTCCTCGGGAGGCAGAGGCATGCCCAATTGTTGCTCGATCTTTTGGCGGTAGGCAAACCCAACGTGCTCTGCGATGTGGGCCATCATGGCCGCTTGAATCTGCTGGGCCTTGGGATTCTGACCAATCAACTGCGCAATCAGCGGGTCTTGCACAGCCGACATGTGCACACGGATGTGCGACTCGTGGTCTTGGTACATGAACGCCTTGAGAGGCTCGCCCTTGAGGACTGCCATGTTCTCGGACACGGGGTCACGAGGCTTCTGGTCATCAGGCAGGGGCACCAACTCAGCGGCGTTTTTGATGCCCAGCACCTCCAACATTCCTCTGTGCAGTTTGGGCATGTCGTAGATGTCCGGTGCCATCTGGGCCATCTGGATCACGGCCTGATACTGGACCACACGCTGGCTCATGGTGGCCGCGTTGGGGTCGCTCACGGGAATGATCTCGACGTGGCTGTAGTCCGACTTCTTGGCCTTGCGAGGTGCATCGGTCGGCTCGTAGTCGTAGTCATCGTCCGTGTAGTCACGGATCAGACCTGCCAGCAGTTTCAACTCTTGCTTGAACGAGTAGTGCAGTCGGGCGGAGACCGCCGACATGACTTTGAGTTGACGCTCCAATAGAGCCAGCGTGGTGCCCACAGGGGCTTGGGCCGACATGTCCGAGACCTGCAAGTCTGCCGTGGCCGCAAAGCGTCGGCCCTCTTCCACGATCTTGTCCATCAACCCAGCCAGAACGCTGGAGGGTTCTTTGTATGGCAGGGGCAGGATGTTGTCGCGCAGAGCGCCAGAGCCGATGTCTACGTCTCTGAACTCTCCCGGGGCAATGGGAGTGTCATCACCTTTAATCCGAAGGCCACGCGATTTAAGACCTCCGGGGAGGTTAGATAAAGTTCCTGCGTCCACCAGTTGACGCATAATACTTGTGGCCGATTTGGCGTAGCCGCCGATGAGGTGGAACAGTCCGAAGCCGTAGGCTCCGAATCCGGGGATGTACTGGTAATGGACGAAGTGCTGTCGCTTGAGGTGAAGAGTGTCATCTTCCTTCCAGTTCCGCCGAATGGACAAGACATCGTTGGACCCTTTCAGTATCGTCATCACGTACGGCAGTGTGATGCCCAGAGGCTCCCCGTCGTCATCGGTCTCCGTGTACTCATCACTGCGGATGACCAAGTCTACATGGCTTTCGTACAGCGTGTAACGATCATCGTCGTTGGCGCTGAACCCCGTCTCTTTGTCCTTGGCTTCTTGGATGTCAGTCTTGGAGCGATCGGGGTCGGGCAGGGTGATGTCGCGGTAGAACCCAGCCTGCTGGAGTTTGATGATCTCGCTTTTTGTCTTGCGTAATACATGTGTTACGCGGTAACAGGTGTCCAAGTCCGTCGCCCCGTACGGCAGAATAATGTCTTCGGCGGGGATGAACATTGACACTTGCCGACCCAAGTTAGGATCAAAGTACACTTTTTTGAACGCTGACCCGGTGGCTGGCAGGCTCCAGAGCATGCGCTCGTGCTCAGGGCGAAACTCCTTCATGACCTCGGTCAACTCGTAGTTCATGTCGTCTTGAACCCGACTGGCCGCCTCTTCCTTGTCGGGAGTCTGCTTGCCCAAGATTTTGGTCTTGACCGGCCCTTGGGCGGGGAACGTCTCGGTGATGGACTCGGACTGGAACTTGACCACGGCTTCGGTGATCATGGGGTGGAACACGCCACACGCCCCGTCCCACGGCTCAGTGCGCTCCTCGTACTGGAGGCCCAACAGTTTCAAGCCCTGCACGTACGCCTTCTCCCACTCGGTGCGCGAACCCAAATCAGTCGTGATGTCTTCGGCCAACTCACCGGCCAGCGAGGCCAACTCGCCTGAGTCCATGTCTTCGGCCAAGTTGCGATCAAACCCCTCTTCGTCTTCGCCCGGGGTGATGGACAACTCCATGCCACCCATCTCGATGTTTACTTGTTCGGGATCAACAATCTCAATCTCGATCGGTTCCTCGCTTTGCGCGAGTTCCTCGATCCCTGTGGGAGCGGTGTAGAGTCCCTTGTCGATGTTCGTGGCCATTTGGTGTCCTTAATAGGTTTCGATGTTTTTCGCCAGCAGTTGCAGTTCTGCAACCGTCGCATTTGTTTTTATGCGATTTGCTTTGAACGAAATAATCTTACAGTTCGTTGGTGTGTACCCGCCAGCACTATCAACACGGTCGATTGAGGCGCTTGCCGGAACACTTGCTGTCGCCCCGTAGTCTAAGGCTATTTCCAGTAAAGGGCACGTTTTTGGCGCGTGGGCAACAAGCCACTCTTTGCTAATAGAAAACTCCAACCCGTTTTCTTTGGCACGTTTTCTGGCATTTCCAATAGCCATTGCGGCCCAACGTGCAACAGGGTTTTCTTTTTTCTCTTGTGCACGTGCACGTTTTTGTTGCGCCAGTCGTTCGACGTACGCAGGGCTACTGCGGTACCGCTGAAACTCTTTTGCAGAACACGCTTTACAGGCAGAACGAAACCCGTTGGGACGTCTGCTGTCTTTAGAAAAAAACGAAAAGTCAAACACCTGTTTGCAAACACGACACACCAACATAGCCACACCCTCCATGATGCTTGCAATGTAGTGCAAAAAAGTCATCGTGTCAATAATAGGCATGTGTCCGCCGTTTAAAAAATCGTGGCTCCTCCGGCTCATCGGTGTCTAACCGAATAAAACCACCTTGCCGAAAACGCATCAAGGCTTGGCTCAACGTGTCCACGAAGTCATCGTTCTCGCCGTTGGGGAAAGACGCCACTTCCTCGATCACCTCCCGCGCCCAGCGGGTGTCTGGTGCCCAGATCATGCCAGAGGCAAAAAGATCGGCCACCGCGTTCAATCTTACTATCTTGTCGTTGCCACGGCTAGGGTTTGTTTCCTGAACCGCGATGCCCATGTTGCGTAACTCTTGAATCAAAGGGGCACCCGCCGCCTTCTTTTCCACAATGAACGCATCAGGCGTCCACTCTTTGTAGTGCTTCAAGGCCACGGCCTTGAGTTCAGGAAACGCCATCCTGTCCTTGAACGCATCGAGCAAGATCACCTGCGCCTTGTC